GTCACTTGGTTATAGAACATTATTTAGCGGTTTTAGACGTAAAAAAGGCGACAATTTACACTGTCGCCTTTTGCTATTTAGGAGCTAATTTTGCCTATTCCCAATCAAGGATAACCTTGCCGGAAGCCCCGCTACGCATGACATCGAAGCCTTCTTGGAAGTCATCAATCTTGTAGTGATGGGTGATGATCGGTGAGAGATCTAAACCAGATTGAATCAAAGAAGCCATTATGTACAAAATAAAAATTAAACCATACAAAACAATAACTTAATAAAAATATATAAAGTTTATGGCGACAAAGTGGCGACAGTCTCAGTCGTTGTAACAACTCCTCCCTTCAATAGGAAGTGTCTTTCCCGCCACTTTGCCGCCACTTTTTAAGAGTGACTCAACCAACAAAAAAGCCAGCACTGAATCAATCAACACTGGCTTTTGTTTAGTTAAACCGATGAGAGGGTTAGTCTACAAAATACGGCAGGTGTTCTTCAGTCAGAACACTGTCTTTCGCAAAGTTAGTGTGGTCTGTTACCTTATTAACATTCCAGCTGGTTAAACTTTGGGAAAAAACTTTATTCTTCTCAAACATGCTTCTCATACGTGTCACATTAGATGTGTCCCAATCACCTATATCTTGGTTAAATGTTTGGGCTTCATAAAACATAAAAACCATATTCGTCACATTTGACGTATCCCAATCACCTATATCTTGGTTAAAGGCTTGGGCTTCATAGAACAGGGCATTCATACTTGTCACCTTCGATGTGTCCCACCCACCTATATCTTGATTAAATGCTTGTGCTCTTGAGAACAGGCCTCCCATACTTGTCACATTCGATGTATCCCACCCACCGATATATTGGTTAAAGGCACTTGCACCATTAAACATATAACCAAAATCCGTCACATTTGATGTATCCCAGGCACCTATATCTTGGTTAAAGGCGCTTGCATCCATAAACATAAAAGACAAATTCGTCACATTTGATGTATCCCAGGCACCAATATCTTGGTTAAAGGCACTTGCATCACTAAACATATATTTCATAACCTTCACACTGGATGTGTCCCAAGTACCGATATATTGGTTAAAAGCGCTTGCACCATCAAACATAAAACTAAAATCCGTCACATTCGATGTATCCCAAGCACCTATATCTTGATTAAATGCTTGTGCTCTAGTGAACAGGCCTTCCATGCTTGTCACATTCGATGTATCCCACCCACCGATATATTGGTTAAAGGCACTTGCACCACTAAACATATAAGTCAAATTCGTCACATTTGATGTATCCCAATGACCTATATTTTGATTAAAGGCTTCTGCTCTAGCAAACACCATACCCATATCAGTCACATTTGATGTATCCCAATGACCTATATTTTGATTAAAGGCTTCTGATTGATAAAACATGTAGCCCATATCAGTCACATTTGATGTGTTCCAGTGACCTATATCTTGGTTAAATAATTTTGTGGCTCCGAACATCCAGCGCATATCCGCCACTTTAGATGTATCCCAATAACCTATATCTTGGTTAAAAGATTTAGCTCCTTTAAACATCCAAGCCATGTTCGTCACATTTGATGTATCCCAATCACTAATATCTGTATTAAAAGAAACTCGGTCATAAAAAACTCTACTCATATCCGTCACCTGTGTTGTGCAAAATCCTATGTGGCCTTGCTCTAATTTATCGAGCAACGTCTCGTTTTTTATTAGGGTGTTATCCACCACCACATAGACTTGCCCGTTTTCAAGCATCACGGAGTTAACAGGTTGGTCAGGGCATTTTACTGAGATATCTGCAGCAAATGCGGTTTGGCTAGCGAGCGCAGCGGCGCCTACTAGAAGGGAAGTTATGGTTCTTTTCATTGTATTTTCCTTGGGTTGAATAGACGTTATTGCGTAAAAGTTGGAAGGCTATCTTCAGACAGGCCACTGCCTTTGGCGAAGTCGGCATGACGGGAGACACGCTTGACGTCCCAGTGGGTTAAGTCTTGGTCGAAGCGCTTGGCGCCGGAGAACATGCGGTCCATATTGGTCACACGAGAGGTGTCCCAACGGCTGATGTCCTGATTGAAGTATTGGTCTTTAGCAAACAGGTCACTCATGTCTGTTACGTGACTGGTGCAGAGTTGAATGTTGCCATCCAAAAAGTTTTGCCAATAGTCTGAATTGCGGATTAACTTGTCATTGACGATGACAAAGATTTCATCATTTTCAATCATCACCGTTCCGGGCGTTTTGGAATCACAAGTGATGGTTTCTTGCTCTGAAGCGAAAAGAGGCCCACTGGCTAAGAGTGCAGCCGTGAAAATCAGCGATTTTAATTGCATGGGAGAGATTCATTATTAACAATAGGAGATATTATTGTATTAATAAGCCAGACTTATATCACTTCAACATATAACATAGCCACCACAAATTAATTAATACTTGAATGCACCTCAAACTAAACGTCACTTTTAATTACACAATAAACACTAATAAACCATTTATTGTGTTGTTTGATGATTAGAATTAAATTACATTTTAACGATGGAATAGAGCCACAAATATTCTTATTACCTAAAAGAATGTGCTTACTTTTATCTATTATTAATTACCCTCCATTTAATTTACTAATCAGCCTGTGTTTTTACCTCAATACATTATTTAATTAGGATGTATTTTATTAGCACTACCAAATATTAGCCACCCCAGTTTTAACAGACAGAATATTCCCCTGCAGAACTCCCAGCATCAACCGTAACCTGAGCATTTTGCGTGATTTCATCTATAACTGCATGGGCAATCGCTTCGGCCATGGCGGCGCTTTTCGCGTGTGGGCCATTGGTCTCAAACCCTCTCGCTTGTAACTCTTTAACGAGTTTATCTGTCAGTGATGTTTTATCTAATGCCATTATTTACCCGCCTTAACTGTTGAAGATAAATCAGAGTGAGGTTTGCCCGTGTACGCGCAAATACAATCGCCTTGCACTACACCTTTGCCTCCATTCATGGTGATAAGGTCAGCGCTAAAGCGCATGTTCTTAGCACTGGCTTCGATGTCTTTCTCAACCTTAATCACCTGATTTCCAAGCACCGTCAGTTTGTCATCCAAGCCAACCACCACATCACGTAACTGGCCAATCACTTGCGCCCATTCCCCACCACTGGCTAAGTGCATGCTTTCTAATGTGGCGAGGTTCATGGCATCACCTGCCAAAACATCAATGGCCCCCATCGCCTCAATGCGCTTTTGTCCCCCAATCCACTCTTGGCTGTGTTCCACCGTGAAAAGCTCATGCAAACCAAATTCACTGGTGTGCTGCTCGGCTCGCTCTGTGGTTTGAAATGCCTCGATTAAACGCGTTTGGTCTGTACTTTGGCGATGATGCCCTGCGGCATCCGTATTCCAATACACTTCATGGCGTTGCTGCGTTCTTTGCTCACCTGGGGCGAGACTGGGCAGCGACCACCCATCACCTAACACGGTTCGAATAAAAGGCTTATCACTGCAACCATAAGCAAACGCAATTTCAACAATGCTGCCCTCGGTTGGCATCGCCAATTGACCTTGCTCTGGCCCACCAATCCCCGTTGGCAAAGGGACCGCTTTATAGAGCGGCACCAAAGCATCATCACGGCCATGCTGGTCTAAGAGCTGAACATCCACCGCGTAACGGGGACGAAAAGGGTGATTTTCTTGGCCTGCTTGGCTTTGGTCTGTGATGGCCACCACTCGCGCCAATTTGGGCAGGTGATGACCTGCGGCCAATTCAGGAAACAGATAATGCATTTTGCGCTTTTCACTGCTTGGCCCTTGCGCCCAGTACAGCGTCATGTTGCCCTGCTGCAAATGCACTTGAGTGATGCGTTTGTCATTGAGAACCACACCTGGACGCACCGAAGGCATCACCGCCAAGGTCATGCTCTCCCCATTTTTTGCACGCTTGGCCAAAGCAGGATCGATGGTAATCGGCCTTGAGTGCCAGCGACTTTCTGTAAACTCGCCTAAATAGATTTGACCATCAGATTGCTGAAACCACACAAAGTCTTCAAGCTGAAACGCTCGGCCAAGATGGCTCAGTAATTGGTAACCACTGCCTTGAGAGGTAAAGTTTGCGATGCGTTCATACACATAATCTTGCTCTGGTAACACAAAATCTAAGCCGGTATCAAAACTAAGCTGCTCAATGATTTCACTGATGGTCGCATGTTGAATACTGACAGGCCACCTTGACGCCAACAGTCCCGAACGCTCTCTGGCAATAAACCGAGTAAACCCATTTTGCGCGGGCTGGGCTTTACTCACGTAACCATCAAAATAACGCACCAATTCCGCTTCATAGCCGATATCAAACAGCACCAAGTCATTAGGTTTTACTTCGCCTTTCACCACAAAGGTCGCTCGGCCTCCGGCGCACAGCTCAAGAATGACCTGTGCATCGACTAACACTTGAGGCTCACCGTTGATGGTCAATCGTTGGTTTAATTTCATTACAGTTCCCGCTCCTGTTGCTTTAAGGCTTGCTCAAATCGCGTGGTTGTCTCTGAGGCTTGGTTATTATCAATCGCGGCATGAGCTTTAGGTTTCACGGGCTTGGCGCTGTCATTACTTTGCACACTGGCCTCTTTGGCCTTTTCTTGCTCGCGCTGCTCTTTTACTTCCGAAACCGATAAATGCTCTCTAAGCTGAAAGCTCACTTTCCATGACATCAATCGCTCTTGTTCATCGGCGGTCACACGCCCCACAAAGCGCACTTGGCGAATGGTCATGCTCTTGGCCAGCTCGTTTCCTATCCGGTAAATCTTGCGTTTGCCGCCTTCTTTTTGTCTCGATAGCACCATCAAACGCTTGAGAGTTTTGGCTTCTTTAAACGGGATCAGGCCCGTCACCGACAGCACCATGCCTTTGTCCCCTTGCTCACTGCCATCCGTGCCGGAGGTTTGGCCGCTCATGTCTTCTTCTTTGAGTTCCATCGACAAATCCAAACGCGGTGAATTAAGCGGGATAATTTCCGCATCTAAGGCAATTTGGGTCATGCCAAGACCTCCATCAAATAGTTAAGAGGGTGCGCACTTAAAAACAGCACCACAAAGGTATAAGGCCCTGTGATACTCGGCAGTGTCGACTGCTCAAGCACCGTTGCAAGCACCCCCGCTTCACCTTGATAGAACAATCGGTGTAATGAGCCGCCAGCAAAGGTGGGCATCGCTTGTAACTGCTGCAGGTGTTGCTCGCGCTTTTGGGCCAGCGCCACCAATTTATCCACGGGCGTGGCTTGCCCTTGAGATAAGGATTCAAGTTGGGCTAACTGGCCGCTGACCTGACGGCGCGTTACTCGCCATGGTGTCACATTTAAATCAGCACGGGGCAACAAGCGCGGCTGAATGATGGTCGGTGGCTGAGTCAAATTATCGGCTTGCTGGGTTTGTTCCCAGCTTGCTCGGCGGCTCACCATGCCTAATTCGGGTAATCCGGTTTGCGCATAGGCACGACGCGTGGCACTGGCGAACGCGGCTAAATTGGCTTCACTGAGCATCCAAGCCAATCCATATAAGGTGCCTTTGGGGTGATGCCCATCGTGGGTATCTCGTAGTTTTTTAGCCAAAACGTGTGTTGCCGTTCGCGCCGTCAAATGATGCTCACGGCCATATTTACTGCCAACGTCTTGCTGATAAGGATGCACGCACAAGGCTTGCCCTTTGGCCATCACTCTATCTAGCTCTGCTCTTAGCCCCTCATGTTGCTGGGCTTGGGCACTGAGTTTTGGCGGGGTAAACGCCACTTTAGAGCCAAGGGCACGCAAACGGGCTAACGCTTGATTTTGCTCGGCAGGGATTTGCTGGGTCACCGACTGCGCAGCATCATTAATGGCTTGCGTGCAAGGTGGTAAACGCCATTGACCTGATTGCCAACTCATTCGCTTGCCTCTTGGCGCCATTCTTCAGATAAGGCGATCGCCTGCTCAATCGTGATAAGCACCGCATCAGAGGGCAAGTGCTCAGGTGTTTCAGTGACATTGGCAAACGCTTTGTGGCTTGGTAAGTAATAACATTTCGGTTGATGCGCAATCAGCGCTTGATAATAACTCACTATTTTAGCTCCCACAGTTCCCAGCCAGTCACTTTGCCCCAAGTGGGACCATTCAAAATATTGGCTCCGGTGGTATAGACATCAAACGTTACATAAGCGGCACCACTCCAGCGTGTGCGCTCTTCATGTATCACGGCTTTCGCACTCCACCAACAATTTGGAATGTCGTGAGTCACAACGCCACTGCCAGAAGTAGTAATAACCACTTTAAATCGGTTCGTATGATGTCGCCCACCTGAGCAAGGGAAATTTGTCACGACCGTTTCACGCTTGGCATTAGAATGGCTCAAAAGGCGATGATTCAGTGAACCAGAGGCCACTTTTACCCATTTGACTCCTGGCGGCGGGGCAGGTGGCGGGGCAGGTGGCGGATTGTTTGGGCTGTAGACCCGCTTGCGATTATTGCCCGCCCCATCAAACACCTGTTGCCCCCAAAGCCCGTGACTACCCATGGCCGCTTTCGGGCTGCCATTTTCACACCACACCGCTTGATGGCCTCCTGCCATGGTGCCGCCTGTGCCATTGTTGGTGTGCTTATAAGCAAGGCCGTGTAAGTTGCCAAAGTTGGCTCCTCGATCATGAATTTTATACGCTTCGCCCATCGACCAAATGTGGGCAATTTTGTGTGAGTTATACAAACCATACATACCCGCACTGCGCTTATTATCATTGGCAGGTTTTATTTTTCCCGAGGTGTCGTGGGTTAAATAATATCCAGCCATTTGGCCATGTTTGATTTTCGAAAACCCATCGCTCGGGCGGTAAGACATGCCACTGCCTGAGTTGGTGGTGTAGAGCATATTGACACTGTTCCACACAATGGGGTGAAAGTTGGTGGTCGAAGAAGGATAAATTTGTATTTTATCGGAGATCGTCGCGCTGCTGGCCTTGGCGGTTTTACCTAAGTACCTGGCATCGCCTTGCGCTTGCGTCAGGGCACCGATATCACCCGCGGTTGGCTTTTGCCTGGTATTAAAATCCCGACGCCATGACGGATGATAACCGGGCCCGTGGTTGGTATAGGTAAACACCGCATTGGTGGTGCCCCCTCCTGATGAGGTGGTAGGGGTCGTCACTCGAATGGTGTAGGCACTTTCACGCCCCATCACTTCAATCACGCAGCCTGCCAGATGAATTTTGCCGCAACCCGTATCGCTAATCAGTCGATTGCCCGCGTAATCCCAAGAGGCTTTCATCATCCAATACGGGTGGTTAAAACAGCCCTTACTTTTCAGCCAGCTGACCAACTGCGCAGTGCTCCAGTGTCCGCCCCCTGTGCCATGACTGGAGGAGTACGCCCGAGCAAACCCGCTTGAATTCACGCCATCGAGTTTATCAGCATCGGCGGCTTTGCCTGTTTTGCCAAGATACTTATTACTGAGTGCGGTACCCCCTTCAAAAATGGTGTTGGCCACCCGAAAACCATCGCTTTTTAAGCTGGCGCGCTCGATACCATCAATGGTCCATTTAAAGAACTCGTTGCCATTATCCAACGTGCCGAACTCCAAATACGAATCGGTGTCTTGATCGCTGTCGTTCTTAAATCTAATGAACGCGCCATCGGTATTGCGCTCCCAAACGATGCCTTGTTGATTATCAATAAAGCGGATGTTTCCGGTCATGGTCCCGCCCGCTTTGGGCAGTTTGGTTTCCGTCTGCGCTATGGCTTCTTGGACTTTTTCAGCGACGTCTTTCACCGCTTTGGCTGAGGCCACTTTTTCGCTGGATG